CCGCCAAAATGATCCTCAAGCGGACTGAAGTTGAAGTTTGTGGTTATGAATTAGATGTTTGCCATCATTATCTACATTACCACAACAAATCAGCTAAAGAAGTCGTGAAGTTTGTTCAGGAAGAAATTTACAACGAGTCTGAACCTAATGAATTACGCGTTGAAGACTATCAGGATGCTCTTCATGAAGAAATTTTTGAAGGTGATATGCTTGTGGAATTTGAACAAATCAACTTTGAGCCTATGGCGGACCTCATGCCCAAGAAAGATGAAGAGGTTGAACTACCTCCTGATGTTAGCGTATCTGAATTCAACGCTAGCAAACATAAAATTCTTGGCGTGGGTCATGTCACTGAGCTCATAGGGTTGAAAAAAGCTTACAAGCATAAGCATTACTGTCAGGAATGTAACAATCTCTTTGAACATACACATACGTTCAAGGACGCCCGTGAACAGGCTAAATTTAAGCATTTGTGTCGTGAATGTTTTGCCAAGAAAGGACGGAAAATTGTTTCACGTGATGAACCAATCGATAAAAATGTGCTTCATGATTCGGACGTAGAACGTGTTGATGAGGGAGAACAAAAAAGTCGGAAAATTGCGCCACCTGCTAAAGCAGAGAATGATACCGACTTTGACGAGGATCCTGTGGATAGTGTTAAGAGCCAGAAAATGGTGATAGTAGCAAATCCTTTGGCTTTGACATTGGCTGGCAAGCCCAAAGACGTCCAAGAATGGGACTATGTAGAAGCTCACATACGTTGGTGCTACTTAAACGCTAAGAACAATCAGGTTTGTTACAACACCTTGGTCAACAACGCTAGACATATTTTGAGACAATGTGGCGTTGTAATGGACAACATGAGTCTAGACAGGTTTATGGGATTGTGCAGATCACATTTGAGTTGTGATCCAGCTGATGTTGCTGTTAGTGATCTCTATTATTCTAGACTCGTTGATAAAAATAAGGAAAGCAGGGTGTTTTGGGGCAATCTGTTAGCGAACAACTTAATCACAGGCAGTCTGGCTTCACTATTTGTGGACCTCGAACGACCACGTCGCAGCGTCAACGACCCTAGAGTGCATTTGGTGACGCACTTTGAACCATGCTGTCACATTGGACACAACAAAACCCCAATGGTGATGGGTGTACCGGCACTTAAAGAACCAGGTGAAGGCGAGTTCATGCCTCACACACTGACTTGGTTTGATAATTATGACCATACAAAGACCATCTGTGAATCAGTCCCTCACGCGGTGGGTATTTCGGTCAATGGTTATTGGCATTTGCCGATTAACTGTTGTTCTAATGCCGCGTGCGGGTTTGTCACTAGGCAGGCTTTGCCTGTCAGTGATAAAATCCAAATAAGGGAAGAACTGTTCAAGATGGGGTTCAGTGCTCTGGAACTGGTTTATAAGGAAAAAGCTGGGTACTTCCAGACTCACAATAGGGCTGATTGTGTTAAGATGTGGGTTGACAATGCTAGGGAAGTGAGTGGCGGCAGCAAAGCTGATATGTATCAAAAATTGGCAGACGAAGCCACTAAGTCATTTCGATGGAGCGATTTTACTGACGCCAAAGGACGCTACATTAAGGCCGATTACTTTGTGAAAATAGAGCCCGTTAAAAGTGGACCGGTGCAGGATCGTATTATTACTAATGTGGATGGCAGAATGCTTGGCGAATTTGGTCCGTATTTTTGCGATTACATTAGACAATTCAAAACGCACCAAGAAGGGGCTCCTTTTACATATGTATCAGGTATGAATGGCGTTGAAATGGGGTCAATTTTCGGCGAAATGGTTAGTCGAGGCATGCATATCACTTGTGTTGACATGAATCGATGCGATGGTCACATGAACTCCGAGGCATTGTTGGCCTGGGCTGACCACATAGTTCGCATGGGAGTTCATGAAGATGTGGCTGAATACGCCCGCGTAAATGCCAAGCGAGTTATTGGCACGTTCAATGGTAAAGTCCTGGAACATGGAAAGAAAGTCACTAGGAAGATCTGGAGAGGTGAGACCAGAGGTGGTATGCCATCTGGCATTAGTTATACGTCAATAGCTACCTCAGAGATACTAATGGCCATATTTGCATTGTACATGCAAATCCATGTATATCTTGATCGTCAAGGGGATGATGCCATACGAACCGTGAAGAATATGTTGGAAGATGATACCGTTTTCTTGTCTGTTGCAGGCACGGCTCACACGCAGTCAGGCATGTTCGATATGGAATTTGATGACGACCTCAATGGCACAGATGTTGGCGACATGATTGAGTTTCGTCGTCAAGAGAATGTCAAAATCATGTTCGAACAGATGAGTCGGCTGATGCAACTCGGTGATGATTCCACCATAGGTACTATGACTCCTGTTTACGCGGAAGTGCTGAAGAGACTCTATGAACTTTGTGGTCATAGCGCAGATGTGACTTGTCATGGGCAAGAATATGATGCTGTAGATTTTTGCTCATCATACTTTTGGCAGGTTTCACCTGGCCGTTACGTTCTCGGTCCGAAGATTGCAAG